GGATCAAACTCTGGTATAGAATGGTTAGATATGGATGATACTAATAATTTTACTGGTGTATATGGTAGTTGTAGAGTTAACTTTTAGTTATCTTTAACTTAAGATTACCAGTACCTTTTATAACTCTATGCCAATCATGTCTTGCTATTTTTAGTGAGACATTTTCTTTTAAGGGTATTGGCAATTGGTTATCGTATTGAAATTTCCAATCAGTTGTATTTAAAACTTCAACAACACGATCCTCGTTATCCCTATGCCACATAAGTTCAATTGGATCGATATTCTCGTCAAATTCCCTTACGACATAGTTATCACCAATCTCAATGTCTTTATATGGTTTACCAGAATCCACCAAATTTAGATTTTAGACCAAGCAAACTAGCATATCTAGGTAATCTACATGACCAATAAGATGCTTTTGTTCTATCCTTCTTATTAGCGCAATCATGTCTGGCAGCGAATGATTTACGAGCCGCTGGGTTATTTAATTTAACAGATAAACCAGTTGTATCACCAAAAGAAACTTTTTTAATACCACCACCTGGCTTTCTAACATAAACGTAGAATTTTTTAGAACCACCTCTTTTTGGTTTACCTATTTCAACATCTTTACCTTGGTATTTAGCTTCAGCGATAAGCTCATCTTCAGCCATATTCTCGGTAAACGGTAAATCCAATGGGACCATTTGATTCTCGTATAAACCAAATCTACCTAAATCTGTGTTTTCAAATAATTTTGTATCTAACGCTGATAACTTAATGATTTTTTTCTCCCAAAGTTCTCTAGCTTCTTTGATGACCATAGCATGTTTTTCACTACCAGGTCTGTATTCATTTTCTAATAAAGGTATACTGTTACTAAGGTGATACTTTACGTCTTCAGAAATCATATCTTTTAAAACCCAAGTATCAAAATTTTCCATTAATTTTTTTTCAATGGATAACTCAAAACACTCTTCGCAAACGACATTTGATTCAGAAACTAATGCTTCAAAGTCCTTATTTTCATACATATCATTAATAACCTCAAAAACAAAAGAAAGATCTTTATATTCTGGGTTTACAACAACATGGTAACAATCATCAGATTTTTCCGTCATTGGTTTACCAAAATGTTCCTTATCTTTTGATATATAAAAAGTTGGGTTCTCAGCTTCTTCATGAATCGAAAACAATTCTGAAATCACATCAAGATCCAAACCTTCATCTTTAGTTGATGATACAGCTTTATTGTTCAAAATTTTGGCCACTTGGCCTTCTGTCATCTTGTATATTTTTTTACTCATTACTATGATATTATAATATAAATACCCAGTTAAATGAATAAATTCTTAAAGTCGTACACATTATTTGGTATAGGTCTTAAACGGTCAAAACCGTAAAACGCACTCATATTTGATTGCTCTCTTATTGTTTGGTTATTAACCAGCATTTTTGAGTGGAAACTGTCAATTATTCTTGGTGTGGCGTATCCGCATACAATAAATTCGGTGTCACTAATTTTACAAACAAAAACAGCTTTTTTATACATTGGCCTATAAAAAATTGGAAACTCATTGTAATTGAATATAATAACATCAACCCACTTTTCAAATGAAGTTCTTAATTGCTGCAACGGTTCAACATTAACGTTATTATAATCCATGATTGGATGTTTTATACGTTTTGAAATGGCTGTTATTGCGCATACTAACGTGAACATATCTTTGTATTTCTCATTATTTTTATTTAATTTTGTTGTATTATGTTTGTGTTTAACAACAGCCCTAATATAAGAAACACAGTTATGGATATCCTTTTCATCCAACTTAATTTTACTAAATTTTTTGATGTGCGTATCAAACGCACCTTTAAATGTTATAATACTCATGTTTACAAAAGTAAAAAAAAATTTGTTTATAACCAAATAAATTACTAATTTTGTAAACATGAAAGGATACACTAAAGAACAACTTGAGTTTATTGAGTTTAGCGGACCAGAATCCGTAATATTATCAGCAACAGCTGGGAGCGGGAAAACTCACTCAACAGTAGGTAGATTAAATCACCTATTAGAAAGCGGTGTTGACCCAAGTAGAATAATTTTCTTTTCTTTTACGAATGATGCTGTAAATGAATTAAGAAGTCGTATTGATAACGAAGTAAAGATTACAACCATACATAGCTTTACAAGTAGTACATTAGGTAAATTAGGTAAGTTTAAACCAATTGTAACCTTTTATGATTTTGTAAGCTGGTATCGTGATAAAAAGAAGCCATCGTTTAAAGACCCAAGAAAAATAAGGGAAGAATATTATGCAACTATTGAAAGATTTTATGAAGAGGGTGCTGGTATATCCTCAACATTTTCATCCTATAAACTACAATTCTATGACGGTATCAAAGCGCCTAAACCAAATTTTTATGATCATTACGTTGCGTTTTTAAAAGAAACTAATAGCCGTGATTTCTCTGATATGTTAATTGATACCGAAAAATTAACTAGAGACCCTAAGCATAAGGAGTTTTTTAATGGTATGTATGATTACATCTTTATTGATGAGTACCAAGATACATCAACACTTCAAATGAAAATCTTATCCGCAATTAACGCAAAACAATATTACCTTATCGGTGATAAAAACCAATCAATCTACGGTTTTTCTGGGGCAAATTGTGAAAAAATTGAGTCGTTACTAAAACAAAAGAAAACTGTTGTTGAGTTAACCTTAACAAAGAATTTTAGGTCACATAAAAAAATTGTTGAGAATGCAAACAAATTTAGCTCTTTAATAGCGATACCCGAATCAAAAGATGATGGTTTTGTTGATGAAAAATTCATAACAAAAAAGAGATTGTTTGAGATGTTACAAGATGGGAAACCGTTAACTGTGCTTGTTAGGACAAATAATATTATTAAAGAGATTGAAAAACAAGCCATGAAGAAAAAGATACCAATGCGTTATTTCAATTACATAACAAAGACGGATCTTGATAACATTAAGAAATCTAACATAACCGATAGTCTCAAAAAGAAGTTAAATGACGTATTACCTTATTTTTTAAACAACCAAGACTTCGCTGATTTTATTGAATCAAATAGTGACTCCGATGTTTTTGTAACCTCAATACATAAAAGTAAAGGTCGTGAATTCCCAAGATGCGTTGTTATTAACTCAGCTGATCCAGACATGTTAATTAAACATGGTAGTTTAACACATAGTTTAACCGAATATTCGTTTATAACAGATGATGGGGATATTGATGAAGAGGGTAGAAATATACATTATGTTGCGGTAACCAGACCAAAAGAAGAACTCTATTTCATGATTTACGATGATTTATAAAATATAAAAGCCACCAATTACGGTGGCTTTTTTTTATAGAGAGTGTTTAAATTTTTGACTTTACTGTGCCATATGTATTGGTTCAAGAATAATCACAATTAACTCATAATTATTTCCCTACCTGATTTGAATTTATTTCTAAAGTTATCTTTTACCTTGACCTCTATTTTGTTTTTTATAATGTTTGCTATTTTTGCTTTTACTACTTTTATTTTTAGAGTGAACACCCTTTCTGTTTTTTTTGATTTTACCTCTGAACTCCTTAACACTTGCTGAAGAAGTTTTCTTTTTACCTGATGCTGCCATTTTAATTAGTTTTTAGTATTTTCAATAAATATCTTGATAAAAACAAAAATTAACCTACTATTCTAAATATTTATTAATAAACAAACATATGATTATTTTTTACAATAGATTCGACAAAACCAGAGAGGCGATTGGTAAGACCAATAATCATGCTTCGAGATTAGAAGCTGCAAAATTTTTTGCTGAAATTAAAAAAATGAGTCTTAAGGATTTTTTGAAAGTATTTACTGTTAGTATAATAAAATAAAAAAATCAAAAAAAGAATTATGTTATTAAAAGTAGGTTCAAAAGGAGATGATGTAAAAAAACTCCAAGCGAAATTAGGTACAAGCCCAGACGGAAGTTTTGGCCCTGGTACAGAAAAATTAGTCAAAGAATGGCAAACTAAAAACGGGTTAACAGCTGACGGTATTGTTGGTGATGGAACTTGGGCAAAAATGGGTTTGAACGAAGGTTCAGTACCAGCTGCTGCACCTGTAGCTATTCCAGCATCTAGCTTTAAGTTAGAGGCATTAAAAGGTCACGTTCCTGATGCGGTTATTGCTCAGATCCCTGACACAGCAGCTAAATTTGGTATTACAAACACTTTAAGATTAGCCCATTTCTTAGCGCAATGCGGTCACGAATCAGGTGGTTTTAAAGCTGTAAAAGAAAATTTAAATTATAGTGCTGATGGTCTTAAAAAAATATTCCCAAAATATTTTCCTGGTAATATAAGTGAGTCTTATTCACGCCAACCAGAAAAGATTGCTAATCGTGTTTATTCATCTCGTATGGGTAATGGTGATGAGGCATCTGGTGAAGGTTTCAAATTTTGTGGTAGAGGTTATATCCAATTAACTGGTAAATCAAACTATACAGCGTTTGATAAAATGGTTGAGGAAAACATCTTACAAAACCCAGAGTTAGTGGCAACTAAATATCCTTTAGCTTCAGCAGCATTCTTTTTTAACTCAAATAACCTATGGTCTATTTGTGATAAAGGCGCTGACACAGCAACCGTTACAGCTGTAACGAAGAGAGTTAATGGTGGTACAATAGGTCTTGACGATCGTATTAAACACTTTAATGAATTCTATAACTTATTGAAATAACTTATCATGGCTTTACCTTGCCCAAATTGTCATACTCCTCTAGGCATTAGTTTAGACTTTATTATTAAAAATCCTTTATCGGTATGTCCGACATGTCAAACCGTGTTTAATTTTGCGGTAAATGACGAAATTATCAAAACTTTTAGGGAAACTTTAAATGAAATAGAGGATATAAAAAAACAATATAAGGGTATGGTTAAATTCGGGTAATTATCTATAAACAAAAAAATAAAAACAAAAAAAAAAACAAAATTATGGCAGCAGACATTTCCGCTCAATTTACAGGTCTTCCTATTGAAGATCTGATCGTGTCACCTATCGTTGGTATGGCGAAGGGACAAGCAAAATTAAACGATGTAACATGGAAGTACATCAACGAAGTTGCATTCCAAACAGATAAAGACGGTAATACAACAGCTCGTTCTTTAGACGTTCAAATGCAAAGAGTTATGACCGATCCTACAGATGGAACTCAATCAGTTAAAACTTTATATTCTAAAGTTGCGATGTTACCTTTGGTTCCACTTCCAGCGTTAGCTATCACATCAGCTGATATCGCTTTTACTATGGAAGTTAAAACATCTGAGGTAGACAAAACATCAGAAGATAAAAGCGGTAGCTTTAGTGCTAGTGCAACTGGTGGATTCTGGGGTATGAAATATTCAGTTAATATGTCTGGTAGTGTTGCAACTCACAAAGAGAACACAAGAAGTACAGATAATTCAGCTAAATATGAAGTAAAAGTACACGCAGAACAATTGCCACCAACAGAAGGTATGTTGAAATTATCGGATTACCTAACACAAATGTTAGAACCGACTACAATCGCACCATCTGTTAACGCAAACGCTTAATACCAATAACTTGACTTTATGAAAAAATTTTACTACTTTTGTATAAAATTACAACATATATGTCAAGATTAAATATTGAGGAGTTAGTAGGTGGGCTTTTAGAGGCCGCAATGGTTTCTCAGGGTATAAGTGAAAGACAGCATATTAATGCTCTCAGAAACTACTTTAATGAAGATGGTACACCCAAACTTCAAACCTTTGTAATAGGGGATAAAACTTTGGATGTACCGCTTTATATTTTAGCTGATCACTCGTCTATTGGTTTAGATGAATTAGATATTGAATTTGAAGCTAGACTTATTTTTGGGGATGGTAAGGGTGAGGTATCTGATCTTAAAAAATCTTTACTAGGTCTTTTTAAAAAGAAGGGGTATCAACACAATATTAAAGGTATTGAAGTTGATTCTGGTAAAAATACCGATAGATCTGGTATGGCTAAAATAAAAGTAAAATTTAAAGCGGATGAGAAACCTGAAGCTGTTAGTAGATTAGTAGATTCCTATATCCAAAAAATGACAGGAACTGGCACTAAAAAAAATTAATAAAATAAAATAAACAAAAAACTAAAAAAACAATTAAAATGGCATTTGTAAAAAATTTAAACGGAAAAGCTGTAGTATGTGAGTATGAAGATGGTGCACAATTAGTACCAGAAACTGGTTATATTGCTGCTATCGTTCAAAATGACGGGATTCAGTTCTATGGCGCTAGTGATGACGCTGGTATTATCGCTATTGGATCAACAGCTAACGGAAGCGCAGTTGAGACATTGGCTGAGGCTAAAACGGCTATCGCTACTTTAGGTACACTATTCTTAGATGGTACAGCTATCTAATTAAAAACTAAAAAAAAATAAAAGGCTTGGTTTTTACCAGGCCTTTTTTATTATTGTATTATGGGTTTTAATAAAAGATATGTTGATAGTGGTAAAATTTTAATATATAAAGATAGGTTGGAAGACCTCTTTACTAATAAAATAGATGCGTTTATATTTAGTGATAATTTCTCAAAAGAAATATTTGATTTATATGAAGAAAAAGAATTTGATTTAATTAGGAATCGAATACTTGAATATGAGGCTAAATCTTTGATCTAAAGGTTGTATATTTTTATTTAATTCAGAACTAATTGTTGATAAATAACCCTCGTAAACAAAGCCAATTGATGTTGTTTTAGCTATGGATTTGGTTATTGATAAATTATAATTACCAACAGTATTTCTCGCCCATATTAAATCATTAGTTGACGCAACAGCTGGTTGTATTAAAACATTATTTTCAATAGTAATATCTTTAACTTTATATTTTAAACTGTGTCTGTAAGAAGCTCTCTTACTACCGAACCAAAGTTTTGATATCTCTGATCTATCATACACATAAGCGAGTGATACACTACCGCCCAATTTATTTGTCTTAAAAGATTTTTTAACACCTATACCACCTGAAACACTTAAATCTAAATTTTTAACCAGCGAATGCTCTACTGTTGAGAATAAAATAGCGCTGTAATTATTTTTAATCTCTTTCCAGGAAAATATGTTTAACCTAGCGTCTTCAGATTGTTTAATAAACTCATTATTTTTTTGACCATAAAATAAAAAATAATACGGGTTTAAACTAACACCAATATCCTTTTTTTTATTATTAAGTTCATAACTCATTTTAGACGTTATCTGAACGTTTTTATTGTTTCCTGTAAGTAATACCCCACCTAAGTCAAAACTCTTTATTTGGGCCTCTAAATGGCCAAAAACGCATATTAATAGTGCTGTTATAAAATATTTCATATTATAATTTACTTATCGCATCAATTATAGCCTTTTTCATCGCAATACCTATTGATGATTTACTAAAAGGAACTTTCCCTTCTTTTAATTCAATAAAGGCGTAACTAGCGGTTGTAGCTGACTCACCAATACCATCGACAATTGTGTCACCAAAATGAACTTTTAGTAATATTTGTGTCGTTTCCGTTGCCGCACCAATACCAGCAATTCTAAAAGTGGTTGATGGTGTACCAACTCTAATGATTTCAACCATAACTGGTATGGTGTTTTTTTCACATAACGAATACTTTTCGGATAAGACTTCTTCAGTGATTTGTTTAACACCAAATAAGATATTTCTATCTTTAAATTCTTTTATTTTCATTGTGCTGTAAACTGAATCTACACTAACACAAATTTGAGGGAACACTGAGATCGGTTCACTGGTTTGAGAAAATGCTGAATTTGATACTGTGAGTATAAAAATTAGCGTAAAAATAAACTGTTTCATAATTTTTTATTGTTTGTAACCTGTTCTTATTATATAAATATTTGTTGCTCCGTTTAACACTAAAGCGTCAAATGTTAATGATTGCGCCCCTGAATAAGTTGGGACTAAATTTGTATTTGATATGTTAATTACCGACCATTGAGCTGAGGTAAATAACCTGTACGTTGGTATTGTAAATAACCAACTGTTTAAATTAATTTTATAGTAGATTAAATAAACATCTGTTATTGTTAAAATATTATTATTATTAACATCCATCCTATAGTAATCTTTAGCGTTAAAAGATTGTGTTAAAACTTTTTGGTTAAAAAAGTTAATATCTGTTATTGTTGGACTTGATAACGGTGCATTGTCAATTGTTAATCTATAATCATTTAAACTTGAACTGGCTGTCGTTGTTATTGTATATTTACCAGTTGCATCGGTTGTATATGAACTATATAAACTATAGGTTGAAGAAGTTTTTTGTTTATAAAATAGTTTTACAGTGACGTTTGATACACCTACATTCTCAGCGTTATAAACATAACCTGAGTAAGTAAATGGACCCACTATTATCATACCAGAAGCTGAGTAAGCGTATCCACACGAACCACTCTGTAACTGTGCTCTAAATAATGTACCATCCGTCTGATTAGTGTAATTATAAGTTGCCGCTGTATTAACTATATCGGTCCAAGTAACCCCACTGTTTGTTGACCTTTGCCATTTCACAACCGTACCAGTGTAACCACTTAGTGTTAAAGTCCCAGAGTTTGTTGACGTTGCATGCGTTGCTGATGAAACCGAACCACCTGTTGGTGGCGTACCTGTTGTAACAGTAATTAATTTACTTGTTGAATAAACAGCACTACCGCAGTTTGGTGTTTGCACCTCAACACGATAATAATAACTACCTGATGATGATATTGTTTCAGTTAAAGATGTTGTTGTATTTGTTACATCAGTCCAGTTTATATTATTTGTAGATCGTTGCCATTTATTAACACTACCTTGTTGGCCAGATAAAGTTAATTCAGCGACCCCACCAGAACATATTGTATTGTTTGCCGCAAACACAGACCCAGAAAGAGTTGGTTTTACGGATAAAAATATACTCGATGATGCTAATGAGTTACAACTAACAGGGCTCGTTGAATTTACAATTGCACGGTAATAAGTTGTTTTTGTTATATTTGAGATTGTTATACTTGATGATGTACTTGTAATTGTCGTACCAGCAGTAAAAAAGTTATCAAATGAAGA